TTACGAATGCAAACTCGTCACAGTATAATAAAGAAATTGAAAGACCACGACCTGTATTTTCTGTAGTTGCTTGTGCAATTATACGTGAGCCGTTATCAAATTCTAAACTACCTTTGTTATAACTTGTTGCACCTGCTCTAATGTAATCAGGACATAACTCATACGCATATCTAATTCTATGCATAATTTCTTGGGCACCTGAATATTTGTGAGCCGCAATTAAAATAGTTTGGTCTGGGTTAAACATTGCATACCATAAAAGATATCCAGCCGCAGTTGTAGACTTTCCCATTTGTCTTCCTAACATTGATATAGAAAATCTAAAATCGTGATAAGAATGCAAAAGTTCATTTTGAAAAGGATATGCATTATATAAAATACTACCTCTTGTCGGGTGTTGTATTTTAAAATAATTGTTTAGAAAGTGAAAAGGATCATTTGCACATTTGCTAAACTCTAGTAGTTCTGTGTTACTAAACCTTGTTTTTTGATATGCTTTTTTAACTAAGTCTGCCATAATTAAATACTCATTTAATTATATTTATGCACAAAAAAAGGGGAGCCTAAACTCCCCTTTAGTTATTATAGCAAATATAATATTTTTAAACTGTGTGTGCTATTTCATATAAGAACGTTGAACCAGTAGCATTCATAGTACTAATTTGTCCTGCCGTATAATGATGTCCGTTTTCTGATGGATTTTTGTCTACGTCAATCTCATAAATGTATCTGTCTGTTGTTTCTGTAGTTGTAACATTACTAGTTGCCGTTAACGCATATTCGTGTAATCCATTTGCATCTACAGTACCTTGCCAAGCAGACCACTGACTGATATTTGTATCAACTTTTACAACTATAATATCACCTACAACAAGATTGGCTAAAACTGAATGCCAAGTAGGTAAATCATCAGCACCATTTGTAGGTTGATTTGGATGTGTTTTTGATACTCTCATAACAAGTCTCGGTTGACCACTTGATGAATCTGCCGATGAATCATATCTAGTTGAATCCCAACCATCTGCAAACCCTTCACCACCGACTAATGCCGTTCCTGCTGAAGGATAATTTGCTGGTAATGATATATTAGTATTTTCTGTGTTTAATTTCCAAGCGACTGCCGTACTTGCAGTCTCAGTTAGTAAACCATGGTCTTGATTGTCTACTACTGTTAAATCTGATACTGTAGATAAGTCTACATATTCTCTAGTTCCAGATACTGAACCTAGATTTGGACCTCTATGCGTAGCACCCGCAGTTGGTAAATCTTCTGCCGCGTCTGTAATTGCACCAAAATCCTGTAATTCTGCTAACCAAATAGAACGTCTTACACGTACTTTTGCACCAGTACCTATATTATTCCATTTGACGTTTCTGTAAGTATTTGCCATAATAGTGTCTCCAACAAAATTATTAGTTCTCTAATAATTCTATTTATCGGTTCTAGTGATATTTATTAAGATATTAGTTTATTAATATGCTTGTGTTGTACTGTTATATTCAAATTGGTCAAGGTAACCATTTGTACTTCTTCTATGATGAGAAAACTCATATTTATAGCCATCAGCATCATATAAAGTAAGCCAAGTAGTATTTTCATAATTTGAAATTACTTGTCCTTCAAACAATTGGTCAAGTACTGATGCTCTTGCACCGAATTGTGAGTTATCATAATCGATATTCCATCTTGTATAATTTCCGTTACCTGTATCTTTCGTAAATCCTGATATATGATATCCATTTGGTGCTTGAAGACTTGAGTATATCGCATCATTTAATCCCCAAGTATGATATGCACTGTTGGTTGACAAAGTAAATGTACCATTATTAGGGAATGCATCACCTAATTCTAATGTTGTATTTGATGGATGATGTACTGCTTTAACAAGTGTTACGTCTGTGGTCATACCATTTGCAGTCCAATCAGGATGGTCACTAGTCAAATCAACGTGGTCTAATACATAATCTTGTAATGAAGTATTATAACTAGCACCTGTGATACGTAAGTAACGGTCACGTGCTTGTGCTGGTGTTGACGTTGATGTATCGTTAATTGTAATGTATGCAGTTTCGGCTACCTTTGTAGCCGGGAAAGATGTGCCGTTTAAATCTGTGTTGTGAATCAAGGCTTTGAATCTTTCTACACCAGTACCATCAGATATAGCATCTGCCATAACTTGAATTTGGAAACTTGCAGTGTTATTGTTAACTGTTATCAAACCTGCTCCAATTGGATAACCAGTTGAGCCATCTTGACTACCATATTGGTTACCACCACCAGAAATATCTTGGGTAAAGTCAAATGTACTACCTGTAGTATGTGACCCTTGAATTGAGTGTAGTAATTGAGTACCGTCTGCAACATTTGTTGTAGTTACTGTAAATGTTACTGTTGTACCTTCATCGACAGATGTTCCTCCAGGAGCATCGTGTGTTACCGTATATGTAGGTGACGTATCCACAACGTTTGTGTTTTCTGGATTTAGTTTCCAAGCAACTGCCGTTATTGCGTTATCAGTTATTAGACCGTGGTCTTGTGTATCAACTACAGTTAAATCATTTACTGTGGATAAATTAACATACTGTCTCGTACCAGATACCGCACCTAAGTTTGGACCTCTATGTGTTGCACCTGATGTTGGCAAATCTACGGCATCGTCTGTAACCGTACCAAAATCTTGTAACTCTGCGAGCCATATTGAACGTCTGATTCTTACTTTTGCACCAGTACCTATGTTATTCCATTTGACTCTTCTATATCTATTTGGCATATGCCTCCCCTTTATATTCCTATGTTAAATTACGAATCTTTAACTGCTCCAGATACAAATACAAATTTACCTTTTGGTCCTGGAGTATTTACACTACCTGCTCTACTACCTAAATAGTAGTTTGTTCCTGCTACTGAACCAGATCCTAGACCTATTTCAGTACCATCCCAATCATTTACAGGTGTAACGTAAGTTGATGTGTACCCATTATCACTTCTAGGTAAACTTGTACTACCTGAACCGTTTGGATAACCACCATAAGCCTCAATAAATGCAGGCGGGGCTGATCCCACCATTGAACCTTGTTGAATAATATTTGTTGTACCATCAGTTGAATAGTACGTCTGAAAACCAGTTGAAGCAGTAATTGTTGAAGTCGTTGTTCCATTACCGCTTGATGTTCCTGCACCTGATGAAGTTATAGCAAGAATACTATTTGTTGCAACACCGTCTATAGTTGTACCTGTTGTAACACTTGGATCATAAATCATTATCTGACCTACACCACCAGTACCGCCTGTGTAACCACTTGCGTAAGATAGAGAACCTCCATTATTTGGATCACCCCAAACACCTCTTTGAGCATTTTGTCCTGGTCTTACAAATAATGCACCATTGCCTGGAACTTCAATATCCCAAGCGTGTATTACTTGTTGACCTGACTCTTGGTTTGTTGCATTATTTCTGTTAATACCCATTGCTTGATATGAGTAAACTCTATAAGTTGTAGAAGAAGTTGCAGAAGGGTTGTTAATTCTACGCCAACCAATAATAGGTGTATCACCTGAACCACCAGTTGCCGATGTGACTACTTCATATCCACTATCACCTGGTTCTTGATTACCTGATGAAACAGTAGTGTGCATATAACTAGCAAGTCTATAAACACCCATAGTATTACTTCTGTTTACTGGATTTACACTATCGCCGAAATTCCAACTTGTAAAGTTAGAGGAAGATGAAACTGTAAAATCTGCCTGTGTTGCTGGTACAACAACATTTGTATTTTCTGGATTTAATTTCCAAGCAACCGCCGTTATTGCGGTATCAGATATAGCACCATGGTCTTGTGTATCAACTACGGTTAAATCATTTACTGTAGATAAATCTACATATTCTCTTGTACCAGACTTAGCACCTAAATTTCCTCTATGTGTCGCACCTGATGTTGGTAAATCTACGGCACCATCTGTAATCGTACCAAAGTCTTGTAATTCTGCAAGCCATATTGAACGTCTAATTCTTACTTTTGCTCCCGTACCAATATTGTTCCACTTGACTCTTCTATATCTATTCGGCATTCAACTCTCCCTCATTGTTCTTGAAGTCTTATGATGTATTTATCAAAAAAGCAGTCCCGAAAGACTGCTTAGTTTTGAGGTTCTTGAAAGAGATTATTTGTTTTCTTCGTTTAATTGTTCGCCTAAAGGCTTAACTTCTGCATCATCGTGAGGTTCTACGTCACTTGGAAGACCACCGTGTGGATCTTCGTGATGTTCTTCAGGAATTGCTTCCATTGTACCATCATCTGGCATTGCAGTATCATCGTGATCCATCATATCGTCCATCATATCATCTTCCATATGATGGTCTTCATAATGAGGCATTGATGAGCCTGTTTCGTATAATGCTTGTGTGTGCATATCAGTTGACCAGTCTTGGTGAGTATCATAAGCAACTTGATCCTCTGGAACATATGCCCAGGTCATAGGTGCTTGGTCTTCCATATGGTCTTGATGTTCTAATAATTCGTCTAACAAGTCACGTGCATTTTTTCTTTTGTCAAGTTCAATGCCACAGGCTCTTCCCTCTGCCTCTAACATATCTTTGACTTGTTTTTCCATTTCGGATGCTTGATGTTGGAGGTCTTCCATCATCGTAATCATCATTTCTTTATCGTACATAGGTGGTCTCCTCTATACCGTGTAGGTAAGTTGTGCGTGATTGCACTTGTATTTAGAGGATTTTAAGATTTATTGCTGGTTATTAGTAGCGTTGCTAACTTGGTTTTTAACTGCATTTGCACCTGTCTTAACCGCTTTTTTTATTAAAGCACCACCAATTTTTTTAGCCGCCATACCTACTAGCGGAGCGATTGGTAGTTCGTCAATTTTTTCACTTTCTTCGGCACCTACTGCAATCCAGCCTTCTTGTTTTGCAACTTCTTCATCGTAGCCTTTGTAATCATCGTTGCCACTGAAATAAGTGAAGTCACTTGCTGGCATATAATGTGTCCAGTTTGACATTTCTGCTTTTTTGCCGTATCCGTGGTCGCCAGTTTTTGCGTTGAACCAAGCATACATATCTTCTTCTTCTGCAACAACTTCTTCTTCTTGAGTTACTTCCTCAGTTGGTTGTTCAGTTTCTTGTGGAAGATTTGCTAATTTTCTTAATCTGTTTAATTCTGCGTTTTCGTCCATTTCATCTTCTCCTTCTTCATCGTATGAACCATATAAGTTATCAATATCACCGATGAAACCATCACAAGCGTGGTTAGGATCATCTGGACAATCACCGCCACAATAACGACATTTTTCTTCTGCTATAAATTCGTATGATTCAAACCATTTTTGTTTTTGTGTTTCTTCGTTAGTTGATTCCATCATACCTAAATCAGATAATCTCATTTCTAACCATTCTGTTGGATCACCGTCTCTTGCTTTTTGTGTACCATATGGCATTTCGTCTTGATAATATCCAAATAAATCCATGTAAAGTTGTGAATCAGGATCTAACTGACCAGTTGCTTTTACTTTTTCAGCATCTTCTGGATAACTCATAAACATTGCTTTGACTTCATCTGCTTCCATACCTTCTTCAACTTTTTCATCAGTTGTTTCTTTGATTTCATCTTCGATAAAATCATCCATTAATGACTCATAGATTTCGCTTTCGTCTAGAGAATATTCTAATGGGTTATCACCTCTTGAAGGTGCTTTGTCTAGTGATTTCTTTTGCTTTGCAATACTTTCTGGAGATTTTTTTGAGTAATCGTCTAAGTCTAACTTATCGTTTGCTGGTGTTGGTTTGTATTCAGTTTCTTCTTCGATGCTTTCGCCACAACCACAATCAGATTGTGATTGCATTCCTGCTAAATGCATCATACGTAGAACTTCTTCTGGATGTTCTGTACTTGTGTTTGAAGTTGTAACTGACTTTCCGTTATCATCAGTAACAGTTAAGTTATAATGTTTACTCATTTTTCATCTCCTGAGATAACAGAAGGACTAGACTTTTCTTCTGTATCCATTTGTTCTTGTGCCGGATCTCTTTTTTCTTTCGGGCTTAATTCATTTTCGTGTGTCTCTGTTTCTTTTGGTGTTAAAGACTTTAAGAAATCTGAAATAAATCCACGTCCGTAAGATTTTCCGTCATCGGATTCTTCATCATAATCAGAAGTTAATAAAGGTTCTTTATTTTCTTCTTCTTTTTCTTCTGTTGGTTCCCATCCTTCTGGATGTACTGCAACTTCTTTGATGTTTAATCCTAATAAATCTGATAATTGTTGACGCATAATGTCCGCTGATACAGGATAACCTGTAACAACATCAATCTTTGAAACTTCTGAAATATCAATGTCTTTAAAGAACATTGGATTTTTAGAAATTGGAGTAGTTGATGTTTTTGACATATTTTTTACGTCATACTTTCCTAAGAATCTTTCAATTCTATCTTCATCACCTTCTGCCAAAGCACAGGCAAAACGTAATGTCATTTTATGTTCTTTTTCTGACTCTAATAATATTTCTTTAAAAGTTTTCATTGTTGTTCTCCAACGTACTATTCTTATTTATCAATTTTGTACAAATTTATTCCTTTTTGGACTTTGCCTCATCTGCAATCTTCTGTGCATCTGCTATTTTCTTCAATAATTCGTTTCTATCGATGTTCAAACTACCTTCAGTAGTTAATTCTTCGTCATTTTTGCCAGAATCCCTATCTTTTTGATGATCCAGTTTTGCTTTCTGTAATTGAAGATTAATCATACGTAGTTTTCTGTCTACTTTACTGTCTTTTGCCTCTTTTGCAGTCTTTAATAACTGATTTGCAGTCTCCATTAGTTTAGCACCTGCGTGTACTTCAACGTTCATACCTAATTGAAAGATTTCTTCAAATGACTTTAGTGCTTTAGAATGAATATCGTCCATTTCACGGTCGTGTTCATTTAAATCTTTTACAACAGGCAATGCAGAGTCAATTTTCTCTGTATTTTCCATTTCTTGATTTAGAATTTCTTGCAATTCTTTAGATTCTTCAATAGTAGGAACTTGTTCTTCTTGTTCTTCTTCGATTTTCTCTGGTTCTTCAGGAGCAAGATTAAAAGTTTCTTCTAATTTCTTTGTCATTTCCAATACCTTTCTACGTTTTCTACATAACGTTGTTTACTAAAGTATTTTACATATGTTTCTTTCATAAATTGTAAATTACAAGTAGGACTTGTCATACCTACATACCCTGATATTTTGTTTACTAGTTTTTCAGGGTCAGTAACTAGTTCTTCAAAATCTACTATCAACGTATCTATACCTGATGTTACTTTATTATATAAATCAAACCAATCTTTACTATATGGTTCAGTTTCATAAGGCACTGATTTTACATCCGGTGCATTTTTAAGTATATGGTTTCTCATACAAATAGTAGTATTTCTTTTTAATAAAATTTTCTTACTGTATTTATATTTAACTTCTAAGTTATTTTTTAACTTGTCTACAACACTCTCACCTTTAGAATCTAAGTAAGGATGCACTTTAGATATGAAAAATCTTTGGTCTAATTTTGCTTGTTCTATCAAATCATCTAAATTGAACATAACTTCAAAGAAACTATCTTTATTATAAAACTCATAATCATCAAATACACAAGGCGTATCAAATAATTGCAAACCTATCTTTTCATTTTGCCTTGCTTTTATTCTACCATCATTGATAAACTCTATTTTAGCACCATTGCCATAGATTGAATCAGATATCGATAACATAGAGGTAAGGAAATCACCACCTGCACCTGGTTCATACATTAATAAAATTGTTTTCTTTGAGATTTCCTCTTCTAGCCTAGAAATCTTATCTTTATAGTTCATTTTTTAATCTTATCATATTAAGGTAATGATATTTATGCTATTTCTTTTTCCTCTTAACAGGTTTTGGTTTTCGTGTATTAGAATATATGTCTCCTTCAGTTAAAACTCTGAATCTCATATTTCTTTTATTACACCATTTAGTCGCCGCATCCCATTTTGCATAATTTTGTATGACTTGTGCTTTTTCAACTCTTGCTCTTGCTAATCTAGGATCTGCTTGAGCCGATGGTTTGATTTCTATTAGTTCTGCTTGTTTCTTTCCTGCTTTGTCTTGGTATACAACTACAAAATCAGGAACATATGCAGTTACTTTTCCATTTAAAGGATTTTGATATGTTATTTTTACTGGTTCACTAGCCCAAGCAAATATATTTGGGTTGTTGTCACAAAAATTCATAAACGTAAGTTCCCAACTACTTCTAAAAGTAGGTTCTCCCTTACCAGAATACTTCTGTGGGTTTCTTATTGTGTATTTGCCTTTGTGAAATTTTGATGTTCTGCTCATTTAAGAATAGCCCTTGCAACATATCTGTTTGGTTTTTGAGGATTTATTTTACCTTCTTGATAACCAAATCGCAAGGAACTGTTCATAGCAAATGCGCCTAAATCATTTAATTTAAAATCTGGAGATACTTCATCTACTAGTTGATATGGATTTAATCCATAACTTCTTGCGACATTTACTAATTCAGCCGCATAAGTATTTGCTTTGGTATCAGTAAAGCCTTTTTTAATAAGTTTTGCTTTTAATACATCTATATCGAATGCCATTATCTAATACCCTTTGTTAAATTTTTTAAAGTAGTAATACTTGATTGTGCTGAATTCAATGCTGAGTTACTTACATTTGGATTTGTTGAAACTGTAGTTGTTGGATTTGCGTTTCCTCCACGTGCCACTCCTGCATTGTTTATCCCATCTCTAACTAAATCGCCTATTATACCAAATTTACTTTGTTTTGTTTTACTTAAATTCTGTAATGTGCCTATACCCGTGTTCCCTACAATGCCTTGTGCCGCAGAATTTTTAATATTGTTCCAGTTTATACTTCTTCCATTAAAGAAAGCATTTACTAATTCACCTTTTAATGCACTTGCTAAATTGCTACCACCGTATCTTTGTGTACCACCGTCATATGTATTACCTAAGTTAGCAAAATCTGCCACTTGAGGATATTTAGTTGCTGGTTCAAAAGGATTTGGATTGATGAATTTTTCTTCTGGTACTGCCTCAAGAAATTGATGTCTTGATTTGGCTTCTTCAATTTCTTGTCTTGCTAAATCGGCCGCCGCATCAGCATCTGGACTTGTAGTTGCTGAAAAGGCCAGTTTGTTATTTAATTTTGATAACTCATCTAATTTTTGTTGATTTATTTGGGTATTTTGAGCCCTTAATGAGTTTGAAAATGTCTGATTACCTGTTGCCCAAGGTGCATCATCGGCACCTGGTATATCTAAACCACTCATCTTATCTGTTACTTTACTTTTATCTCCATAAAAGTCTTTTAATAAATTATTTAATGCATCATTCCATACATTTGCGTGGTCTGTTTTCCATCCTGATGTACCTGAACTTTGAATTGCTTCAAGTAAGTATTCATTACCATAGTTCATCCAATCAGGGAATGACTCTACTGTAGTAACACTAGGACTTATAACAACATTTTCTGGTTGTAAACTTATGTCCATAGTTCTTAAAGTACTATCTGCATAATCACTTGGTGAGAATGTAATATTAGATACTATAGGATTGATTATTTCAATTTTTTGAATTTGACCATCACCGAAACCTTGATTTTCTATACCAGGAGCGGCGCCTACAGATGAATCTAAATTACCAAAGAAATGAAAAATTACAACTTTTTCAAATGATTGATGAAAAGACTTTCCTTTTGCCGATAATTTTCTACCTTGATTTCCTATTGACATTAATTCTTGTTCGATACTTGCACTGTCTGTGTTCATATCTGCATTAGCAAAGAATTGACCATAGATTTCTCTCATCAACTGAAACGTTTGACCGTCAGTTGTATCATAGAATTGTAATTGTACTTCTGGGAAATCTATACGTGTAGGAACATAGACACGTTTTCCATATCTATCTACAGGGAATGTAGTTGTTTGGATTCCTACTCCACTTACACTTTTTGCGAATCGTGCCGTTGGAAGTTTGTTTGCTGATTGAGTTCTTTCGTTTATGCCGTGTAACTCGACATAGAACATATCCCCAAATTTGGGAGTAGAATTCAGAGGACTACTACGTGGTCCTCCGAATCCGAATCTCTTTGAGGCGTTCTGACTGTCCCTAACTAGTTTGTTACCGGCGCCGTTAAACCCGCCCACTTTCTTGGTAGCCATATCGGTGCCTACCTTTTATTAACCAAGGATACTAGAGTTATTAATGAACTGTGTATCTGGCATAATTTCAGTATCAGTGAATACCGCGTTATCATATTGAATTGTTAATGCGATTGTTACTGGATCTGAAACTGAGTAATCAGATTGTGAGTAGTCTGCGTTCTGAACAAAACAACCTTCAAGTTGCCATTGTTCGTTTGGATTGCCTGAGTTACCGTCTAAGATTTCAATTAGAGTAGAAAACTTATAGTTAGTACCTGCCGCCGGACCAG